GTGGCTGGAAAAGTTCGTCACCTTCTGTATCGCTCCGGGCGTTACTTCGCGCGTGTAAGTGTGCCTGAAAACCTTCGCTTAGCAGTCGGCAAAACTGAATTGCTGAAGGCTCTCGGACCAGATCGGAGCAAGGCTCTGCGGATGCTGCCTGTCGCGGTGGCCGAAATGCAGGGCGTCCTTGCGTCAGCACGCTCGCAAGGCAACGCTAAGAAGGCCGTTGCGCCGCGCCGTGGCAAGCTCATGAGCGCCGAACAGATGGCGCGCGCTCACTATGACTCGCAAATGGCATTCGACGACGAACTGAGAAACACCGACCCACGGTTCGCATCGATGGGCGGAGTGGATGAGGATTATGTCGCCGCCCTTAATAGGGCGATCAGTGGTGCCGCGAGCAACGATGAACTCCGAAACACGGTCGGGCCGATAGTCACAAAGTTTCGGCAGAGCCAGAATACCAAGGTCGTTGACGACACCCCCGAATGGCGCGATCTGGCCCGCGTCTTAGCCGGTGCTGAATACGAATCGCTGGCGCGGACGTTTGAGCGTGACGAAGGGGATTTCAGCGGCATTCCAACCCTGCCCGCGTTGACGCGGACCGATCAGCCTTTGCCGATTGATCCTGTAGCGGCGCGCGCCCTTGGACCTGACAGCCTTAAGCCGCTTAGTGAAATCGTGGATAGGTTCGCGAAAGAGCGGAAGGCCACACCTTCGACCGACCGCGAATATCAGGTCGCGGTGAAGATGCTTGAGGAAAGCATGGGCGAGGCGCGACCAGTCTATAAGATCGCGCGCCAAGACATTCATGCATTCAAGCGGGCGCTGTCCGAAGTGCCCGCGAACTATACAAAGCGTTTTCCAGATCGGACCATGCTAGAGGCCACGCGCGACAACAAGGCTCGCAAGACGCCCTACCCGACTCTGAATTCCATTACGATCAATGACAAATGGCTGGCGCGCATTCATGCGATTTTGGCGTGGTGCGCTCGGAACGACATTATTCCCGACAATCCTGCGACGGGTATCAAGGTTGAATCCGTCCGCGAAAATTCGCAGCCGCCCCGCGTTCCATTTTCGCCGGATGATCTGACGCGGCTATTTGGCGACAAGTTCCTAGCTGGCAATAAAGAACTTGGAGAACGCCAATGGGCGATGCTGATTTCGCTATTCAGCGGAATGCGCGCCAGCGAGCTTGCCCAATTGAAACTGGACAGCGTCCGAACCGAGCGCGGCATTCTGGTCTTCACGATTGAGGAGGAAACCAAAACAGCCGGTTCGCTGCGTATTGTGCCGGTGCATTCAAAGTTGATTGAACTAGGACTTGATAAGCGAATAAAGGCGCTACGTCGCGTCGGAGAAACCCATCTGTTCCCCGAATGGTATGCAAAGGGGATGGAAGCTAAAAAGGAAGCCCGCGCTAAAGGCGGCGCAACTCTCAATCATTATTTCCCACGCTATATCCCGAAGCGTTTCAATGACACATACATGCCGAGCGTCGGCATTAATGATAGCCGGAAGGCTTGGCATTCGTTCCGCCACACATTCAAGACCGGCTTGTCGCGCGCTGGTGTGGTGAAATCGATGCGCGATGATCTAACTGGTCATGCCGACGATTCAGCGGGCGCTGTATATGTGCATGAGGGGTCGGTCGAAGCGATGAAAGAAGCAGTCGAAAAATTGACGTTCGATGGGTTCGACTTGAAAGTGATCTAAGGCGACGACAACGGGCAAGTATGGCATCATGCCGGAAGGACCGTTGAAGGTTCGCATAAAAATGATTGAGGCGATCAGTTATTCGCTTTAGTTTTTTGCAGTACCAATAATACAATCGTTTAGTAATTTAAAATCATATAGCCTTGGACCGCCATGTCGTTTCAAAAATTCATATGGTGGGAAACGATCTTCATTGTAGAATTCACGAGATTTCATCTCACATTGCAGCACTTTCTGTGAATTAAGAGCAGGTACATACTCCATTAGCTTCATGTAGCGGCCAATTTCCGCCTGTTTTGCGACAGCGCATTCTGTCGCTGCGGATGTATCAAATACCTTCTTGCTCATTTCTCCAGCTTGGCAGCGAGCGTTGATAACCGCTTTATTATACAGGAACATCCGCGAGATTCTGTCCGCATCGTCCACCAAGCTTGGCTGGACACTTTTACCAGCGCCTTTCGCAGAGCGTTGATCTGAACTAAGCGCGTCGTTCAGTTTTTCAAATTCTCTTTTTGCGGTTTCCTCAAGAGAGTCATAAATAATTTGTGCAGCATCTTTTTCCGCAGCAAGACTTGGATGAACGGCAAAAAGTAAAATCCCTGCCGTTAGAAAACTCGTGAAACGCATGCCCTCCCCCTATTCCCACCTCGATTTGAAACGCGGCGCGGCTTCCCGAATCTCAGTCGGCGGCGGCTGAAAGAGAACCGCAACCTCCCTGTTGCCGCACACGGGACACATTAACCGACTGCCTAAGCGCGCGAGCGGAAAACTTGTGCCCTTCGACCAGACAAGCGTCTGCATATCCAGTTCGGCATTGGTCGCGCATTTCATAAAGCTCTTTGGACCTTCGATATAGCCGCGCAAACACCGCACGCGGATGCGCCAGCTAAGCCGGTAAGCCTCGCCCAGGGTCTCAATTGACATAAGAACAAAATAAGAACATGATCGAGAGCGGTCAATGCGGAACAGCGGTATGTCGGCACTTCAAGAACCAAATCCACAATCGGAATTGGAGCGATTGGAAGCCGCCGCCGATCAGGCCATTGCCGCGTGCGACGGCGATCTGCGGGCAACTATCCGGGCGCTGATCTTGGCGAATGAATTCCTAGAGGCGCATACCTCGAAAGGTTTCGTCCGGGGCATCGATCACGGACGGTTCAAAACCTACTCGGGCTAGGCACTAGACAGCGGTCACGACCGGGATATATTTTTCGAATGCCGATCAATAAGCCCCTGTGCCCCAAGTGCGGTGCTGTAACGAGGATGATGCTGCCGCCCGGCGGTAAAGGCGAGCGCACGCTTCAATGCGTTGACTGTGATCGGCCCGATCCATTGCATTCCCCTGTCGCGAAATGGGCCGAGAGTCCGCTGGCGACGCAGAGCTTGATAAAGAGAAGGCCGCCGCACCACGGCGATTAATCGACCGATCTTTAGTCACCTTGGTGGGTGTTCGAGGTAGGTCAAATGATTGCAGGCCTCACACCGATACACATGCAATGCGGTCTGCCGCGAATTATCGAGCACGGTGTGTTTAAAGGCTGTCTGACGGTGGCAGCGTTCGCATGAGGGCGGTGGGGGTGGCGGTGAATGCATTGGCACTCCAAGTCCGACCAATGCGCTATCACCTGTTTCGTTCCCCACTTAGCTTTCGGCATAGCCGCTAGAGAAGTCCGTCCGTGCCCGCTTTACTTAAAATGTCATGTGCCGTGACGCGCGCGAGCCGCAATGGGTCTTCGTTGTGCAGGAACGAAATCGTCTCAGAGCCGAATTTCGCCGCGACGATCAGGTGATCGAACCGCACCCTGTAGGTGCAAGGATATGATTTGCCGCCAAAACTGTAGTTGAAATGCAAAATGGTCATGAAAAGCTCCGTGCCCACTAGGCGCGCAGGAATCGATGGATGCAAGGGGTCGGAACTGACTATCGTCGGCCAAGTAATAGTATACGATGCTCTCCCCAACTCAGCGGTGAGAGTAATGCGAATCTACAGCTTCGCCATTCGCAATACCGATGGCAGCGTCCGCGAACACACCGGTCGGATGTCACTCGCGAATGACGCTGACGCGCGCGCGTTCGGTAAGGCGATGATATTGGATTTGATGCGCGATGGTCAGTTGCCCTACGCGGGCGCAATCATGGACGTAGCTAACGGCAAGCGCCCCATTTGCAGCATCGCCTTTTAGACACTTCGCATACTCCCCGCGCCATGGCCCCGCGCAAAGTTAGCGCTGCGCCCGCGGCACATCACGAATTGCAAGTTCAAAATTGACGTGATGTACATTTGCATCAGTGCCGTGAATTGATTCAGTCTCGCGCACGCCGGACAAGATCGCATCCCGCCGTATACGTGCGGGCCACGTATTGCCGAACTCGCCCATGGCAATTTCGATCTGGTCGCGGGTGATCTTGCCCGTAACGGGGCAAGGCTCTAACGCCAACACGGCTTCAATGATGGCTTCGCAGTTCTGGTCCGGTATGTAGCACTCGTTCATTTCAGCCCCTTGATTGCGGTACGATTCTAATTCGCACGCCGATTCAATCGGCGCAAGTGCAAGTTAGCCTTTATTTGCAGGCATAAGTGTCAGTCAACATTGACTTACTCCACTGCCGCACGGGTTTCTTTGTATGAACTTTCGAGTTACCGAGCGTCGTGCTATAATTCTGCATTGGCTTATGGGGGTGTCATCGTGGGACTTGTCGCCGTCGGCTCCGCGCTCGTATTTATCTTCTGGATTGCCATGGCGATCCCAACCTCGGTCATTGCCAGTCGAATAGGCCATCCACGATGGATCGCTTATGTTGTTTGGTGCCCAGCTTGGGCGAACATCCTCGCTTACATCCACCATAGTCTCGGGCCGTTAGCGATCCTATTCTGGGTGCCCGGCGTGGTTTATCTCTGGCTGCTGGTATTCGGCAAAGGCGCTAAGACGCAGGCCGCGAGGTAGAACCATTGCCGATCAACGACGATTAATGGTTTTTCTTACCGCACCATAAAGTAACTCACCAAAGTTACGAAGTGGATTGGTAATTACGACGGTGTTGCCTTTAATCACGCGCCGGGCTTTGGGATTGTCCTCGAAAGAATACCGGGTCCATCCCGTCGGATAGAAAAGTTCGCCGAACTTCACTTGCGTCTCGCCGGGCCGGGTCTTCACCCAGCCCTTCCCGGCTGCATGAACGAGCGCTTCTTTTACTACAGACAATTCCGCAGGGCCGCACTCGATACCGCCGTGAACATGAAGCTTCCCGCGCGCCGTCATTTCGATCACGAAGCCGTAGTCAGGCCTGCAATCAAGCCGCGCGTCCAGCGCACGGTTCATGTATAGCGCCAACGCCCTAGCGAAGCCCTTGGGGTGCGTTAGTAGCTCTGCGAGCCTGTTGGGGCCAAAGTTAAAGGTGAAGGCATAGCCACGGTCGCTAAGGCTCTGCATCGCCATGCCGAATTTCAGACGTTGACCTGTATCGTCCCAGCACGGAAGGCGGTTGTCGTTTGATGGCTTAGGCGTGAGTCCGTTTCGGCTTTTGAAGCGTGCTTTAGGTAGGTCTAAGGGTCTTACAAAGTTTCCTACAGTGCGAGAACCAACGACGACGCTGACTAAGCCGTAGTTCTCAATGATCTTAAGGGTTTTCTTATCTGCCGCATCCGAGCCGGGAATGGGTTTGGTGACTTTTTCCGGTGCGGGAATCATCAGAGCAAGCCCGCGCTCGCGCCAGCAATACAGTCTGGATCAATGGTGACCTTTTCCGAGCGCGCGCTGCGACCGTTCGTTGCCTCTAGATCGAGAACATCGTCGGCGGAATAGATCGGCGTTAAATCGAGATCAGCGAGCGGGTCGTCGAAAACAACGCTGGGAAGATTTCTGCTATACTGATGTCTGTTAGATCGTGACGGCATCACGGTTTAATCTCCTTAGTGCCCTCAGCGTTTCCGATCCGCTGGGGGCATTTTCTTAAATATATAGCAGTTAAGGGTCGGATCGTTCGATCAGCGACGGCTAAGCAAACCGCCCGGTCGAGTCTGGGTCCGCATTTCCTTCACGATCATTTCCCGGACGGCCGGACCAACCGACTTAGCGATTGTCTCGCCCATTGCCGCGTGTTGCTCCGGTGTGCTGCCCGCACTGCCCTGCACCGAAACTTGAATCACTGGCGCGATGGTCGTCACCGGAGCATTTGTATTGATAGAACCGCTCGCGGTCGGAATAGGCGCGGCTGATACCAATCCACCATTCGCGAATGCGGGGATGCTCCCGCTGTTGATCGCTTCCAAAACGTCGCGGTGCTTTGCGGTGGCGTCGGCGTTCACAATGAACTCTCTATTCGACACGCGCGCCAAGATAGAGTCGGACGTTCCGGTTCCTGGCCCTTGGATCAATCCGCCGCCCGCGTAGCCAGCGGGCTTTACAGGTCCAATAAAGCCGCCCTCGCTAAAGCCGAGCATACCTTGCAGGCCGCGCATGACTGGCGCGACAATCAGCATCTTAATCAGGGCTTCCTCAAGGGCGCGAATGATAACCCGCGACATGTCGGCAAAGCCCTGCGAAACTGATTTCGTACCGTTCAACATGTCGGCAAGGCCGGTCGTGAGATTGCTAGAGATCGTTGACGATATGCCGCGCAAAGCCTCATTCGAGCGCATGGCCTGCGCTTCTACGCTGCCGAGCGCCGTCGCAACATCGGGATAGATGCCCTTAAGCTGCGCCGCGATAGCAACGTCTTCCGGCGACAACAGCGCGGTCTGCTGACCGAACTTGATGCTACTGGCGACACGCGCCTTATCGATTTCCAGTGCGGCCCTGCTATAGGCGGCTGCAACCTCATTGATACGGTCCCGCTGTTGCTGGGTCACAACGTTCTCGCCCAGCCCAGCCGCGACATTGGCCTGCTTGGCGACAGTCTCAAGCTGCGCGGTGATCTTCGCCCGTTCGCGCGCGGCTGTGCCAAGATCGACGGCGCCCGCTTCCGCCATTAGTGCGGCGGTGCGCTTTTCAATGGCATCGGCCGATGTATCGAACTTATCGGTGTCCGAGCCGGTCGGTTTCAGTGTCGGTGCTGGTCCCGCCCCTCGCGCCTGCTCAATCCGGGGATAGCTGTTCGGTTGTCGCTCTAGATCGTCAATCTGCGCCTGAATTTCACTGCGCTTCCGCTTGTTATCCTCAAGGGTAATCGTATCGGCTGGTAGCCGGACTCCCGTATTGAATCCGAAAAGCCGAATCTGGTTGCCGTTCTTGATCGCGTCGTCAAGCTCATCGCGTTGCGTCTTGAGCCGCGAGGCTTCACTGCCGAGAATGCCGAACTTGTTCGCCAATTCGACCGCTTGGCCGATAAGTCCAACGGTATCGGCCCAAGTGTTTTTGATTGTCAGCATGACACTGGCAAGGTCGTCAAACGAAGGCTTGAGCGCCTGCGAAAGGCGTTCATGGGACAGCCGAAGTTGATCGTCTACCTGCTTCGCACGCGATACGAGCGCGCTTGAATAAATCCCGCTATCTGACTCCTGCATCTTCCGCATGGTGTCGAGCATATTTTCGGCGGACGTTCGGCCTTGCCGGATGCGATCAACAAACGCGGTGCCGAACATCTTTTCGCCAATGTCGAGCGCGGCGGCACGTTGGCCGATCTGCTCAAGCTGGATCATAGCTTTCAGAACGGCTTGGATTTTCGCTTCCTGCGAATCCGCCTCGCGGAACAGAACCAGCCCTTCAAGTTTTTGCCCCGCTGCCTTCGCAACCGTTTCGTTGTAAATCCGCAGCGCACGCTCAACCTCGGTGATCCGGTCCTTTCCGGTATCCCATAGACCTAGATCAACTGGCGCTTTGTCCTTTGTAGCGCTGAAGGCATGTGCCAACGCGCCTTCAAGGTCTTCCGTGCCGATCTTGAGTTGGCGGGATACTGCATTCCACGATTGCAGGAACGCAGGCGACACACCCAAGTTCTGCGACTTGTCCGCAATCGCGACCATTTCCCTAAGCTGTTCGCGCGTTGCGTTGATAGCAGCACCCATCAGCTTGAACGAACCGACAGCGAGCGCAACCTGACCAATTATGGGCAGCGCCCACTTCGCGCCCATCTTGCCGTACTCGGCAACAATCTCCCGATTTGCATCAAGAAACTGTTTAGCGATTGCCCGCGCGGCAGTGCCGGTGATCCGGCTTGCTTCGCCCATGTCCTTTTTGAGCTTTTCAAGATCGATGCCCATGGGGATACGAAGATTAGGCGCCATTTGCAGCGCCTCCCACAAACAACGCGCCGAGAATTTCGACGGCTACCACGGCGTTCGGTCCAAGCGGCTTGAGCCGAACATGATCATTAAGCAGTCTCTCCACTTCGCGCGCGGGCATTCCCCCGCCCGCGAGCCCCAATTCAAGCACGCGCTCCACGTCTTCAATACCGTAAACGCCATCCTCGAACCGCTTAAGACATGCGGCGGGTGTATTGCCGAACTGTCCCGGTAGGCCGCGTTGCTGCAAAATCAGCCGCGTGCGCTTCTCATTCAGATTAAAGACGTGCTTTCCGCCCGCCCAATTTAGTTCGCGCGCACATTCATCCATTTTTCAAAACTTCCTCGATTGCCGTATTGATATTGTCCTGCATTTCGTCACGTAGTTCGTTGTACGGCCCGAAAAAGAAGTCGCGCGCGGGCTGGCGCGTTGTGCCGAACTGAAATCCGAGCGCGTGATCGTATCCATCGTCGGTTGTCGCATCGCCCCCGGCGACCACAACGAATTCAAGATCGTTCGCGCCTTCAATGACGGCGCACGACTCCTCAAGATGCCCCGTGTCTTCTGGCGACTGCTCAAGCTCTTTCAGGCGTGCGCGTTGCGCCGCCGATAGCTTTTCCGCTTCCTCGCGAATGACGCCCGATAGCTGTTCCCGCAGATCGTCGGAAAGCCCGTCAAAGTATTCTTGAAGTTCGTCTTCGTAAGCCATCACCAAACCAAGTCTTCGGCGCTGATCGCCGGGTTGTCGTAGAGGGATCGGTGATCGTCGCCGGTCGCGGCACGGCTAACAGCCATTGCGGCGGCGACCGCGCCGTCAATGCTTAGCCACTTTTTTGATTTCACAAAGCGAACTGCGTGCTGTTGCTTGTTCCGCTCGACTTCGACGTTGCTAAAACAGAACCGCAGCACCGGATGCGCGCCGTGTTGCAGCTTGCGCCCGACGATGGCGCGTTCCAACTCGGCAATGGCCGGCATCATGGTCAGCGAGCCTTGGCGCATTTCGACCGCCGGCAGACCGTCCTCTATGAGATTATTGAGCAGACTGCGTGCAAGCGCCGGGTCGAACGCGATCTCGCGAACGTCGAAGCGGTCGCACAGATCACGGATGGCCGTCTCAACGAAACGAAAGTCCACCACGTTGCCGGGTGTAGCTGTGATTAAGCCGTCTCGCTCCCATTGCTTATAAGGCGCACCTGTCTTGTCCTCGCGTTCCCGGAAGTTCATCGCGGGACAGAAAAAGAAAGGATGCACAATGTAACCGTCGTTCCCGTCGCGCCATGCTGCGATCACTACGGACAGATCAGTGTTCGAGGAAAGATCGACGCCCAGCCAGCACGGCTGCCCCTTCAATGCCTCAAGATCGATCGGAGCGGCCCCATCATCATAAACCGGCATATCGACAAAGGGCGCAGTGGCATTGTCTTGCCAATGCCCTAAATTATACTGCTTAAAGTCCTCACGGTCGCCGGGCTTATCCTCAGCCTCTTTTGCCGCCTGTCGCATACCGACAAGATCGGGAAAGCCGTATTGCAGACCGGGATTAACGAGGTGCCAAATCTTTTCATCGCGCCAGTCATACTTTGCAGGCGGCTCGAAAATAATCGGCAGATAAGCAGGATTAATGATTTCGCCCGATGCGACTTTCTTAGCGTAGCTATATTCTTCAAAGCCTAGGTTCTCTTGGCCCTTGCCCGCCGTGGTGATAATTACCAGCAATGTGTTCGGCGTTTTCAGCAAGCCCGTCTTAAGCGCTCGCCAAAGCTTACGATTCTTTATCACGTGGATTTCGTCAATTAAAACGAAGTAAGGCGTCTTGCCGTGTTGCGCGTCACCCTCTGCCGGAATTGCGCGTAATGTTGATCCCGATGTGAGGTGTTCCAATTCCAATTCAGATTCGACAATATGAGTCGCGCGCTTTAGTGCTGGCGTAGCATTGATGAACGCGGTTGCCTCGTCGAACGCGAGTTGCGCTTGATCTTCCGCCGACGCCGCGAGGATGCAAGCGCCACCAGGCATCCGCTCATGGCCGCATGAATGCAGCAAGCCAAGGCCTGCGCCAAATGTTGTTTTGCGCGCGCCGCGCCCTATTTGAATATAGACGGTGCGAACTTGCCGGTTGCCGTCACTATCCGACGGCCCGTAGATGCGCCTAATGATGCGGTCCCAGAATGGCACAAGCTCGAATGCACGATTGCGCGCGCCAGACTTCGGATGGCGCAACGCCTTAAAGAACTTCGCCGCACGTTCCCCGCGTCCGTCAGGATCAGGGATAGGCGACGTGTCAAACACCCAAGTCGGATGCACTGTCATCGTCACCTCCATCATCACGGATGGAAGGGCGCGAGCGCGAAACTGGCGTAAGCCCAAGCTCTGCCGCAAGCTGGCGAACCTGATTGCGGGCGTTGATCTGAATCGAAATGGCGGGATGCTTGCGCGGACCATTGGCAGTCATAACCACCATGCCCTCGCGCTCGATCATCTTCGATGAATCGGCAAGCTGGTGAAGTGCATCGGCATACGCCGCAACCGTTCCAATATCTGCGTCCGTAAGATGCTTCCGGTCAAAGAGGATGCGCGCGATCTTGCGAAACTCCACCTTAGCCAGCCGGGACAACCAAGCGGGCGGCGGCGGAACCTTGTCGAGATTGCCCGCAACGATCTGGTCGGGTTTGCGGCCTTTCATGGCCCTACCCGTTCGCAACGAATATCAAGTCCGCGCCGCCGCCCTAGCTCCTTTGTTTCCTTAATGTCGAAGGCATTGCCTTCGTATGTAATCCGGTTCGCAACGGTCACATCGTCAAGCCAGCGGGTGCGGAACACGATTGACGTTTCAGAAGATGCGCCCTGTCCGCGAATGAATTCTTCCGTCGCCGCATTGATGATCTGGGCGCGCATGGTCGCAACCGGAACCCACGCCGCAACGGGCGTGCCATACAGATCGAGCGCGGTCGTCGCGCGCTCTATAATAATGACTCGGTCGAGCTTACCCGCCCTCACGCCGCGCGCTCCTGCACATAGGCCCGGATGCTAACAACGCCGTGCGAGTATTCGCCTTTCGGATCACGCATGTAGCGCGAGCCGGTGACGATCATGCCCGATACGAACAAGCCATCGATATTGAAACGCTGGCTATCGACCGCATCGATGATCGCGCCCGCAATCCGCTTCGCGGTCGCAAGGCCCGGTTCCTTCACCCAGATATGCAGATCGCTATAAGCACTGGAATGGAATGTTCGGTATCGGTCGGCAAAAACCGTCTGCCCGTCACCAATCATGACGCAGCGTTCAAGCTCCGGTGCGCCGGAACGGTCAATGATGGCATCAGCCGGGACAAGCGCGGTCACGCCATCAGCCGTAATAAGGCGCGCGCGAATGGCCTTTTGCAGGGCTAGAGAAGGCTCAGCCATGTCAAAAACACCATTCCCGGTACGGTTCTAGAAGGTCCAACATGCCGAAAGGCAGGGTTTGGACGGTCGCACCGACAAGGGAAGACTCGCGGTTCTCATACAGATCAGCCGCAAGACGCCGCACTGCTTCACCGACTGGCGCGGGCATATCGTCGGCGTCCGAGGGGATTCCGGTATACTTTGCGACCCATTCCGCCGCCGCAGCCAGCTTTTCGGTCAGCATGGCGTCGTCTGCATCGCCGGTAATGTTCAAATGCGCCTTGAGACTTTCCAGAGAAACGCTCACTTGAATTTCTCCAATTCGGTCGTCTCTTGCGCGGTGGAGTGTGTCCGGTGTCTAGGCTTTTCGAGAAAGTTTGAGCCTACCCCCCGGTGCCGCATTGCTTCGGGCATACCGTTTGCTTTGACGTAATTCGCAAGTTGGCTTGAAAGATGTTGCTCTATGCCACGCAGGCACACGCGCAAGGCATCGCGAAGCTGCTGTGTGATAGCTAGGTGCTGGCGCTGCAATTCATGGAAAGGAGTGAACGACACTGGCTTAGGTTGCTTCGTTGGTCGGCCTGATTTCAACAGCGATGAAGTCAGTGTACGTTCAACGGTCCAACCAGAATTCAAGCGGTTATGAATCGCTTGACGACTTATGCCAGTATGTCTAGCCCATGCGGAAATGCTCAGTGTCTTTCCATGAAGCGTAAGCAGGCGCGGTGTTTGTCTTGGTCGACCATCTTGACCAACATTATTAGTAGGCTCTGTTAGCGCCCGCTCAACTGACCAGCCCTTAGCGAACCGGGCAAACAAAGTTACTTCATTAACGCCGATGGCTTTAGACCAGCCAACAATGGTGCGCGTCTGTCCGTTGTAAGTGATAAGTCTAGCCATTGGTTTGGTCCTGCGATTTGCGTTCGAGTGATTGCTTAGTGCTGTTGTGACAGTGCGAATTGAGCGGTTGCCAATTCTTGCGGTTCCAGAACAAGCGCATGTCGCCTTTGTGTGGAACGATGTGATCGACCACGTTGGCATTCCGACCGCAGCCGCAGGCGCAATGACGGTTCGCAGGCAACGCTAGGAACGCCTTGCTTTCCTTCTGCCACTTGGAATCGTAGCCGCGTTCGGTCGCATTCGGACGGCGCTTATCGGCTTCGGCTTTCCGAATGATCTGGCAAGCGCAACGCAGGCCGTAAGCGACCTTGGTTCCGCACGAACAAATTCTTGGCGCTTGCATGGGCATCAGCGCACCGGCATTTCTTGAACATTGAGATCGCCCAATGCATTGAGATCGTTCCGCGCGTCGGTATCGAGCGGTCCTTTGGTTAGGTCGATTGTCTCTTCGTCTTGTTTCTTGCCGCCGTGAATCGCCACAAGCCGCTCTTGATGGCCCTTAAATGCTTCCATGATTTCGGCGGGCGTCGCATTCCAGGCATCGGTCGGTGTCCAGCCAAGCCAACCGGTCGCGATGCGAAATAGGTTTGTGTAATGCTCGCGCAAAGGAATGCGCTTGTCCGCGCTAGGCTGCGCCACTTGGCTTTCATCCGCGCCAGTAAGCGCAAAGATAAACTCAATGGCCGGGCCGATCAGCCCATCAACGCCGATATGCAGCGGGATAACGTCAAGGTCGTCAAGGTAGCGAGTGACAACGCTCTCGCCCGCACCTTCCCGAATTACATCGGTAAGAGCGTCAAGATTGCCGTCAGCAACCAAACGTAGGAGTTTTTCAAAGCCGTCATATCGTCTTTCCAAACGGAATGCGGCCCGCAGCGTCGGGACAAGCGTGATCGAGCTTGGAGGCAAAGCAATCACAATGTCGTCTGATGCGAGCCGCATGTGCTTAGGCTGCCTTCGTGGATTTCACGAGAACAGCGGCTTCGGCCAGAACCGGAGCGCCACCGACGCGGCGACGGGCATGGAATTTCACAATGCCGTTGCCCGCACCGGTGTAATCATCGCGCATGATGCCAACGCCAACGCGGTCGATGATCTGATAGGCCGATGCCATGTCGCCAAAGACAATCGGATAAGCAGTGCCCGCCACCGTCGGCAGAAGGCTCATATCGACCGACTCATAGACCGGACGGCCTAGCAGCGTTGCCGGGGTGCCGTTGGCAAGACTGTCGCTCCAAAGGGTGCCCTTGTTAGCGGCATCAGCGGCTGCGCGGATAACACCCATCGTCTCGCGCCGCATGAGCCACGAACCATTCGCCGCATATGCGCCGGGCAGCTTATAGAAAGCCTCAATCACCTTGGCGAGAATGTCGGAACCGTCCGCAGCCGCAGTGATCGCCGCATAGTCGGCAGGCGTATTAAGCAGACCGGTTGGCTTTCCGTCGCCGTCGCCAACCATGAACGCGGTGGACTCGGACTTGCCGAACTGCTTCTGCACATGGCCCGCGATGAAGGATTGCAGATCAATGAACGAGTCTTCCAGCAACTGCCGGGATACCGGCACATAACCGGCAAACTCATAGGCCTTGAAATTCACCTGATCGAACGTCGGTTCGGTCGAGCCGCGCGCCGCAACTTCGGTAACCCAGCCGCCCGCGATTCCGGTGTCGAGAACCGGAATGTAAACCTCGCTGCCGCCGATGGTCATTGTGCTGGCGAGCGCGCGAAGCGGCGAGAACTGTGTCAGCTTCTCGATAATCTTCGTCGAGTATTCTGGCGCGGTAACATAGCCGCCCGACGCGGGGGTGCCAGCGTTGAGCGTTTTCTTTTCGAGATCGTCAAGCGAAGCAACGCCGTTGCGCAGGAAGCCGTTAAGCGCCTTCGTCTCGATTGCGCCGTCGGCGTTGTCGCCCTTCGTTTCGATGCCGGGGCGATTGGCGCGCGCTTCGATCTTGTCGAGGCGCGTTTTCAGATCGTTGTCGTTAGCGGACTTCGTTTCGACAGCCTTTAGGCGACCGTCGATTGCGGTCTGGAAGTCGGCAAGCGACTTCGTCACCACGGCAACGGGGTCGAGATCGTCGCCCGCGTCTTTCAGTTCAAGATTATGCAGCGCATTCATGTAAGTTACTTTCTTTCGAGTTGCGCCGCCGTAGCGCGGTTAATGATGTCGGCAATGGCAAGCGCCATGTTTTGGGATTTCGCACTAACTCGCGCTCGTGGATGCGCGGGGCTTCTGACCAGACTGGTTTCAAAGACCTCTAGAGCAGTAATGACTCGGTTGCGGCCCTGCTTGGTTGACGCCTTAGTTCGGAAACCGAACGACAAACCAGAAATGAGGCCGCCCTTCACAAGGGCGAGAACAGCGCGGGCGCGTGCATTCTCAAGATGAAATTTGCCTTTGAGGACAAAACCCTCATCGGTCTCTTTCGCTTCGATCCACGTTCCAACCAAGTCTTGCGGATCGTGGCCGAACAACATCGGAAGATCGTCAACGGCAATCTTGATTGCGCCTTTGCGAATAATATCTCCGACGGAATCTGGCTCCGCGAATATCCACGCCGTTCCGGTAATCATGCCTTCGTCGTCAACGGCAAGCGTTGCTTTGATTTCGAGCTTATCCATTTGCGATTTCCGTCTCGGCTGGGCCGAACCAAAGTGTTTCGAAGATTGCGTTTGCGAGCGGCAACGTCTCAGAGATCGGCCGCCCGTAGGCATAAGCCGCGACAAGTGACGCGGCGCGCGCGGGCGCGGTGCCGCCACCGATCAGCGCGAGCCGGATTGTCTCGATAATGTCAGCGTGGTGAAATTCGTTCGCAAACACGCGGCGGCAAAGCAGGCTGATGCCCGCGCCGGTTTGCTTTTCAAGCTCGTGGATAAGGCTGGGCGTGAGCTTGAACTGATATTCTGCGTCACCGAAAAAGGCGTTCATGACTGATACGCCCCGATGTCTTCAATGTCGGCATCGAACGAAACGAGCGTCGAACCGACAATGACTTCGCGGCCATAGATTAGGCCGATGGTTGCGCCCTGCTCGCCTGTGTTGCCGGGTCCGTTGAATGTGTGGGATGCATCCTGCGCCGTGTCGTTTCTCGCAGCGTCGGGTTTGGCAAGCAACGTTGACGCACCAGAAAGCGCAATGCCGAGACCGACGGATGCAATGGTGCCGTAGGTGACGCCTAGACCGGATACTCCGGAAAGGCTGGCAAGCGGTGCAGCGAGTGTGCCGCCCGATGCGAAGATCGCCGCGCCAACCAGCGCCGCGCCAAGAACAACTTTGGTTGTTCCTTTTGCGGTCTGCGTTGCCGCGCCGGTAAACACAGGCATGATGTGCAGATCGGCGCTGCCGAGTGTCAGATTGGTTGCAAGGTCGAGGTCGAGCCGAATTCCGGAAGTCTTGTCACCGCGAACGACGCGATACTGGCCTTGCTCAAGCTCTTTAAGGAACGTGCCGGGATACGCGCAGTTAAGCGCCCTGATAGCTTCCACAGCCGTTGCAACGTCAAAGCGGTGCTTTGCGCCGAACTTCTTTTTCAGATGCCCGTGAAGGTGGATATTTCGCATCATGAGGTTGGCACCTGCAAGATGCGGTCAAACGCAATCAGAAACGACGGCACACCCAACACCGACGCTACTTGAGTATCGAACGCGGAAGGTTCGCTTGGTCCTTTCGGATGCGAATGGACAACGGCTTTCACTTGGTTCGCAATCATCGCGGCGTCAAAGCGCGGGTCATCGATGCGAAAGAAGTTTTCCGGGTCCGAATGCTTATTCTCGCAAGCGATGTATTCGCCACCGGCAATAAAACCGCAGCTTTCCTTTGGTGCCTCGGCGCGGGCGTGTTCCAGTGCCGCTTGAAAAGCGTCCATCATGCCGCAATACCTTTTGAGGTATTCGGATTTTCGAACTTGTCGCCGCCCGCGTAAGGGGCGCGGTTATCCATCGCGCGCACTTCGTTCGGGTTGAGAATGCGCGCGGCGATGGCCTTCGAATAAGCCTCGTATCGTGCGGCCAGATCGGCGCGGACCAGATCGTCTAGGAGAAATTCGGCGAAGTATGTTTCGCGTTCATCCGGCGTAAACAGCTTGAGCCGAATTTCCCCTTCCCATCGCTTGATCCAAGGCATCAAGCAGTAGTTCAAAAACTCTTGCGCTTGCTGTTCGATATTCGATTGAATGGCGCGGTCGAGTTGGCCGAGCATATGAACCGGCACGCGATAGATGCTGGCGATCACCTGAATCGCGAACGCGCGCATTTCCTGAAATTGCGCGTCAACGCTGGTCAGCGTCAGCGGCGTCCAAGTGGCATCCGCAGGAATGACAGCGGTGCCGCCGCCCTTCGCGCCGCCGTTCGATGCCTGCCAAGCAGCCTTGGCCTTCGCGAGCGCGTCCGGTGTCGTCACGTTCTTGAGCGAGATAAGGCCCGATGGCCGCGCGCCGTTGCCGAACAACCGGGCGGCATACTGATCAAGGATCAGCGCGAGGCCGATGGCTTCGCGGGCTTCATGAACGATGCCCTCGCCGTTCAAGCTAGGCGATGGAATGTGCAGCATGTCGGCATAGGCAACGATCTGCGGTTCGCCCTTGCCGGTCGTCACCTTGTAGAAAGGTTCGCCGTAATCGTTGGCGTCAACTTCAACGCGGTTAGATTCCTGATTGATCCGGTGAAGTTCTGCCGGTTTGCCGTCAACGCGAACGATGCGAGCGAAGCCGCCGTTCGGATACAAGCAGGCATCCCGCGTGATCTGTTCGCGGAACAGCGCCGCAGGCGTCCAAGGATTCGCTTCGTCGTGAAGCAACTTGTAAGCGGCATGATCTGGCGCGCGTTCTTTCGCGCCATCGGTATCGCGCGAATAGACATGAACCGGTAGTTGGCCGATGCCTTCGCTGATCGCCTGTACAGCGGCGCGCACTGGCGCGCATGTCAT